CCCATGATAAGGCCTTTTTTGTCTGTCAGCGCATCCTGTGTTTTAATGGCGTTTCCGTTTCCGTCGTATAATGTCATGTCAACCACCTCACTCTATCGGCACAAGGGCGATATACGGCGTATATGCCACCGCCTTGTTATATGAGCCACGGAAATAATATCCTTGACTGCCTGTCACAATCGTTCCTTTTCGATGCGCTCCCCAGTTGCGGTCTGGCTCAGATGTGATAGTCACGCTTGACGGAGGAGAAGTAACATAGGTTTTATTTGCATTGTAAAACGCATAGAAGTTTTCGAGATAACATCCCTCAGAGTAATATGTCGTATTCGGCTCAAGCCAAATAAAGTCTGTAGCATCAAATGTGTCACTGCTTACAGTCTGTCCGTTATCACGATTGATGTAATTGCTAACAGATGATTTCGACCTGTCGAGCAAATTGACAACAGTTGATGTGACAGAACACGTTGCAGTAAACCCACCGTCCACGGTTTTTGCCGTGATAACTGCCGTGCCATTACCGACACCAGTAACAATTCCACCGTTTACCGTTGCCACTGTTTCATCGGAAGATGTCCACACGATGCCTTTGTTCGTGGCATTGCTCGGAGTGATCGTTGCAGTAATCGTCACCGTGTCACCTGCCGTGACAGTTTTGGCGGAAGAATCCAAAGAAATTCCAGTAACGGCAATAATATCACCAATATTTAATGCGGTATCAAGAGCGTCTATCGTGTCTGTCTGGTCACTTGTATATACGGCATTTTTTAGCAGAGATATTAACAAGACTTTGGCGGTTGAGGAAAATGCTTTACCGGAAATCTCACTTAATCCGCTCTTTAACTCAGTAACATCCTGCTCCATCGCATCGACTTTTGCCACCGATTCGTTGACGTTCTGGACGAGTTCATCGAGGTTATAGCCCTGATATTCGCCCGCCCATGTGTCGGTGCTTTCGTCCAGTGCTACCTCATTGGCGATCGTGAAGATCTCTGTCCTCATTACCTGGTCGCCACTTATCAGCATGAACTGAGCCTTCAGCGCGCCCTTCTTTGCCAGCGCTGCCGGAGTAAATTCCGCGTAGGCGCCGTAGGTCGTTACGGCCCCGCCTTCCGGAGATGATTCGGTGTGCGCTATCGGCTCGCCGGTGATCTGTACTCCGGTCCCATCAGGACGGATCACGGTCAGCACCACTTCCGTATCCTGGCCGATGTCATATGTCGCGCCTCGATACTGGATGGTCGCATCGACATATCTGGTCTTGCTGTCAAGCTGGATCGTCTTGATCTTGGCCGGGGTTTTGTCGTAATCATACAGATCCAGTGTGATCTGTGTATTAAGAATCTGAATAGCCATACATGACCTCCTTACTCAGTGCCGTCCGTACAGGGCATCGTCAGCACGTCCCTGTACCATCCGCTGCATGCCTTATCACTGTAGTTAGAAATGATAACAGTGCCCTGTGAGGTCACATTGACAAGCAGCGTCCCTGCTCCGCTTCCAGCCTGTGGTGCGATGGTGAGCAGTGCGTTCCCGGCATTCCATCCGGCGATCCTTGCGATGCCGATCTCGTGAGACGTAGTAGGCATAGGCGATGTCAGCTGAAGATTGCACCTAAATGTCAGCTGGCCGTTTTTCTTAGACGCTGACAGATATGTGGTTGCCGTGGCGTTGACATAACTGTTCTCGATTCGTGAAATCTCAAGATTTGTCGTAGTCGCATCGACGTATCTCTTCCATGTCCCCCACGTCCCGCCGACTTTATGCCGGACATACATCGCTCCAGAAGCGCTGCCCTGGTTGTTCGACCGCAGGATCTGCATCGCGTTGTTATTCGACGTTCCCTGAATGTGTCCAATTGTTCCGTAAGTGTCGCTGAGCGGGAAGGTTCCACCCACGTCGTCCCGCGCGTAGGCCCACCATCCTGAGTGCTCCTGCGTAAGGTTATTGATGTTGGTGCCTGCCGGGAGATACGATCCGCCCAGTCTGTTTCTTACATCTTCAATCGACCCCATCACATCTACCAGCCTCGTTACTGACGTGATGTTGATGCCGTTAATGTTGACCCTGTACAATGGGAAGTCGACCGGACTGTCTCCGTCTGCGATGGATCCTGAGTTGTGCGCAGGTGTCGCGGGATTAGATGCTGCCGGTGTGCCCTGGATGACGGCCAGCTCCATGGTCTCAACTGCCGTCCCAGAGTCTCTGCTGTATCTAGCTACAATCAGGTCCGTCCGAAGCATGCCCTGGTCGCCGTTTTCTATCGTCAAAGAGTCCGTCGTGCCCCGTTCGACTTCTGCAGTACAACCTTCTGCAACCATCAAACCGTCAGCGATTTCGATTTCATTGGCGCTTATTACAGTCGCGGCCATTTCTGATCCGAATTTAAGGATGTGAGTGCCTCCGCCAAAAATACTGCTGTTTGTATACCTTTCATGGCGTGCATACACGTGCGGTCTTCCGCCGTATCCGCTAATTATATTCATGTTTCTTCCTCCGAAATGTCAGCTGACAGCTCTTCGTTTTGACTTAGCGTCATTGCGAGCGCCATAGTGGTCGGTATCTGCTCGATCTCCACATCCGACGACAATTTATATTCAATGTCCTCGAAGCCGTCCTCGCATTTAACGATCTTTGTCGTGATCGGCGCCGTCACTGTGTATCCCGTGATATAGTCGCGGGCCCCAACGATGTCACCGATCGCTACTTCTCTCTCGGTCTCGAGTGCAATCCGGAACTCGTTAAGGTTAAGTTCTCCCTTTAGCTGATCAATACCTGACTGTATCAGATCCTCTCTGGAAGCCCCTGCGTAGTCGTAGATCTCTGCGATCTCATTCTCGTTAAAGAATGTCTGTGTTTGCGAAATTTTTCCGTCCGCATCGACATACAAGTGCTCTACGATCCTGTTCCTCAGCTCTCCAGAACCGAGGCAGATCAGATGATTGACTCCTGTCCTGTCCAGCTTCATCGAGTAGTCAGCATTCATGTCTGAGCTGTACTCGATTTCTGCTGAGTAGTCCACGATCGGAGCTGCTGAGACGACTACCTTCCGGAGCTCAGCGTCGTACTGGATCTCCATCCTGTACCCCACACTTCTCAGCATTGCCTTGAGTCCGTCATACAGTGAACAGTAGCGAGTGTACTGATATGACGTGATAATTCCTGTCGATTCTGATGATCCCACAAAAAGCCCCGGAAACTTTGCTGACACTCTCTGCCCGATGATTGCATTCAGTTCTCCAGAGTCTACGGCATAGTCTTGCCCGGAAGGCGGCTCGATGATCTTGTGCTGCATCATCCCCCTCCAGGTGAGCCCGCCGACCGCCGCGGAGTTGTTTTTTGTATCCGATTCAAGGCGCTTATACAGACCGCCGTATTCGGTCCCTGGTATGTATATCCTCGAGTCGTCCTCTATCGATTCCCACTCATCGCGCGGCATTGTGATCAGGTAGCTGTTTTCTTCATCGCCGACTTCAAAATCATATTCGCTAAAAAGCATGCTCCGGAGTTCAGTGCCATCCGGAGCTGCTACAATAATATCTGTCATTGGATTTCCTCAAATTCGGGTTCAGACTTTTCACGGAATATCGTGAGGTCGACACCGAATATCGCGTCCCACGTGATCTTCAAATTTCCTTCCGGGATTTTCTCGAAAATGCTGTCCGATTTGTTTCTATAATCGAAGACATTAGTTTTTTGACCGCCGGTACCGTACATCATAATCGTCCGCTGTTTAGAGTCTATGACAACATAGGCTCCCGCCGGGATCGTAGTGTATAAGACATATGGATGCCCGTTTATCACCACTCTGGGATTCACAGCTTCCCCATAGATGATCATCGTAAATTCTGATGTGAATGGAGAATCAGACTTTATTACTTTTTCGCCAATTACTGGCGCTGTGTAGTCATACGGATAATCATATGGGAAGTCCAAGAACTCACTCGACCCCTCAGAGGCCGAAGGAAGCACGACCTTTTCCTCTTTAATCCAAAAAGGATACGGCGCAAGGATCTGTATCTTGTTGCTGATCCATGACCAGTAGCTGATATTCTCCACGGCTGATCCGTTAATGTAGGCGTCGATGTAGTAGTCTCCCCACACGAGACGCCCCGGAGTCATGCGGCGCATATCGTTCTCGAAGTCATTATGGAGTGCCTGGATCGTCCTTCTCAGTTCCGCCGGATTACCATGAAAGATCAGATCAGCTTCGTATGTTGCCGGGTCTCTCGAAAACCTAGACACCCGCTGCCCGTACTGCCTCTTTGCTCCATCTGCTTTCCAGCTCCAGTCGTAGTAGTTGGCGGTACGGTGCAGGATGTTCTTGGTCGTAAGGTCGTACACGTTTCCGGAAGAGGCTATGTACTTAATCTGAGTCTTCATAAAGCACCTGCCTCTCTCAAGACGCGGCCGAACTCACGGCTGCCTATCTGCAACTTCATATCAAAGTGATCCAGCGCGGCCGATACTGCCCTGTATACGACGTTTCCGAGTGCGTCATAATCTTCCTCTCTTGCGTCGGCCACGGCCTCTGCGAAAGGCTTTACGCGTTCACCGGATAACGGAATAACTGCTTCCGGACCTGCCTCACCGACACCGATAACGGAAGCCTCGTCAAAGATGCCGCCTCGTGCATACCACTCGACATCAAAGGAAGGCATGTGACCCTTGCCGCCAACGCCGTACGGGAATTCTCCGCCATCGACCGAGAAGTGCGGGAGTTTGATGTTATCCAGGATCTTGCCGACGCTGATCGGGAAGAATCCCTTGATCTTCTCGATAACGCTGCTGACAGTGTCCTTCGCGTCCTGTATCGGACCTGTGATTGCTGATTTGATACTGTTAAATGTGTTCTTAACGCTCGAGATCACCGTGCTGATATTGGTGATCACCTGTTTGATCGTGCCTACTGCCGTCCTGATCACTGTCGTGATGATCGGCCATACAGCCTGGATAACTGCCTTTACGGCCTGCATTACCGTCGTCATGATGCGCTGTATCATGTTCCACGCCGGAGGCACGACCTGTTGGATGATGTTTATTGCAGTCAGGACGATGTCCTTAATGTCCGGCCATACGTCCCGTATGAGCTGTTGGATCGCAGGCATTACCGATGCGAACGTCGCGCCGATGTTGCTTATAGCATCCATGACCGACGCCTTCACGCTCTCGATCACAGGAGCGACAACAGTCATAACCTGTGACACGATCGGAGCGATGTATGCGTTGTAATACTCTCCGGCCATCGCCATAAAGTTGCTGACCGTCTCGCTTGCCGACTGGATCGCCGGGATTACGATATTTGTCAGCCCTTCTGATGCAATGTTTACAAGTGGCTCAAATGCGTCAGCTGTTGCCAGCTTCACATTTTTCCACGCAAGATCCATTTTCTCCGATGCGTTCAGTGTGGAGTTGTACACGCTATCTAGTGCTCCGGAGCTGTTCTCAATGGCTGCATACATGTCCTCGAACGACAGCTGACCTTTCTGCGCCGCGTCGAACATCGTGATACCTGCTTTTGCGCCAAACAGCTCGATCGCGTCCGCACTCGTCACAGATCCGTCCGCAACTCCCTGTACAAATTCTGCAAAACCGTCTTTTGCACTCTTGCCTTCCTTTGTCCAGTTCGCGACGCCTTTCTTCATTCCGGCAAGGATCCCGGACGTATCGGCACCGCTCTTTTCGAACTGTGCCAGCATCGCGATTGCTTCATCGGTGCTGAATCCCAGTTCCTTGAAGCTCGCCGCGTTGGAGTTGACCGACTGCGCCAGTTTGCTGACATTGATTCCAGAAGCCTGTCCGGCCACTGTCAGCTTGTCGAGTACTTCTCCATACTCGCTCGCGTCTATACCTGCGTTGTTCATCATCTTCGCGACGTCCTGTACGGCCGCTGTAGCGTCCTGCCCGGCGACCTTGGCATATTTCATCGCGGACTCGGAAGCCTCTTCCAGAGCGTCCCCCTGGAGCCCAAATCGCGTATTCAGTTCGCCTACTGCCGAGCCGATGTCTCCGAAGTCACCGACCACGCTCTTCGCTACGTCCTTGTAGACGCTTTTCAGTTCCTCGGCTGCGTCTCCTGTCGCCCCTGTCGCGATGATCAGGTTGTTTGTGCCCTGCTGGACTTCCTCGAAGGCGCCGAAACCTGCTTTGCCGATGCCGATCAGCGCCGCGCCGATTGCCGCAGGGGCCGCGAATTTGCTGAGCATGGCGCCCAGGTTACTATTGAACAATCCGCCTGCTTTTGTACCGGCGTCGCTTACGCTGTCATTAATTGGATTGACTACGGCATTAATCACATCATTCGATGTGCCGTCTGATTTTGGGATTATGGTCACATAAGCCCGTGCGACCTCTGTTCCTCCACCATTAGCCATTTATTCACCCCCATTCCACCAGCTCCAGAAGTCTCTGATCGGGATAGCACCGCTGCCGATCCGTTTCTTCTGCTTCGGTCTTGGGTACTGTTTAGCCTTGCGGCCCTTCTTTGTATTCGCAGATACGAACACGTCGAACAGGTCCGCGAGGATTATGTTCGTCTTCTTAGTCGTGAACCATTCCGCCGTTTCGTCTTGTGGATCCATCGCCTCTCTGAGGCGCGAGTCCGGCGGAAGATAGTTGATAAAAGATAAGAGGGCGACCTTACCGGCCGCCCCCATTTCCGCGTATTCCGAGAGCGTCCGCCCTGTCCTCGTCATCAGGTCATATTCCAGTGCTCTGTCATGATCTCTGATTATCTGGACAAGGCTCAGGATTCCCCCATGGACGCACCCGCCCTTGTGGATTCTTCTCCCCATGCTTTCAGAATCTCTGAGAGCACTCCTACGGGGAGATCATCCACGACGTCGCCCATATACTTGCGCAGCATATCCACCTGAGCGGTGAATCTGTCTTCCGTGCCCGCCGCTTTGGACATCCTGTCCAAGAGACTGAAAGGCATTGCCGCCGCGAGCGGGATCCTGTAGACCTTCTCGTCGTCTTCGAGCTGAAACTCGAAGTATTCAGTTAATGATTTACCGAATGTCCTCATGCAGTCACCACTCCGTCGTCTGTCATGATGTAGATGCTGTTGCCGCTCGCATCGGGATAGCAGGACAGCGTTACGTTCCAGCCGACTGCAGCATTCGATGCGAATGTGACTTCGCCGACCTCTGTGATCTGTCCATCCGGAACCGCGATCACGATGCGCGCGTCGCCGTCCTTCATAAGGAATACCCACGCCTGCTCCTCGGGCAGATATGCGCCGAGTGCCGCCTTGACCTGTGCTCCGTGTGCGGTTGTGGCCGCTGCGGTAGTGACGTTGGCAGAACCGAATGCGATCGCCAGTGCCCCCGCATTGGTCGAGATCATCGTCCATGCCAGTGTGCCGTCGAAGGACTCCAGGACCTTGCGGACAGTGGATCCGCTCCAGTCCTTGATCTCTGTGGTGCTCCTGGAAGGAGACAGTGTCAGGCCGTCTTCTGAAACGTACTCGTCACCGGTGAAAGCCTGGTCAAGCGTGACCGCGGCCTTTGTGATGTCAGTCAGATCCGGAAGGGTTGTTCCGACCGGCGCGTGCTTAATTGCTCCTGTTACTTTCTGATCGGGTGCGCCGACGCGCACGTCAGTATTCTTAGGCATTTAATTTACCTCCTGTGTTCTGATCGTTATCTGCGCCTTGAATGTGGCGCGTCCGATGTTCGGGTGTCTGGGATCAGGGTTGTGATATGGCAGAGTCGTCACTTCAGCGCCATAGCACGGAGACCCGCCGACGCTTCCGCCCTCAAGGTCTCTTACCCATCCGGTCAGCGCCGCCGCCGTCTCCATTGCGTCTGCCTGAGTATCTGCATAGACATCGAAGTCGGCGCTATTGAAATCCATGACCCTGTTTGATGTGAAGCCGCCGGTCCTTACCACATGTACATGCGGAAGATTCTGTCCGAGCGTCGCCGGGATCGTATGCGCCGAAGCGCTGTAGCCCGCTGCCGTCAGCAGGTCATATAAAGCTGTCTCAATGTCTATGCTCACTCTCATGCGTGTACCGCCTTTGTCAGGTTCTTGTCCGTGGCTTCCTGAATGTTCCCCTCTGCGTCTCCGGAGACGAATCCGGCGACTGTGAACTGGTTATCTGTTCCGGAAGTGTACTCGAAGTGCTCTCCGGCCTCGGCCGCGATCCGCATCCCGGCCGCGTCGACCGCTGCCTTCATTCCTTCCGACTTGAAGATCTCAGCCCATCCGGAGCTGATATGTTCAATCTCTATCCTGGCTCCCATCAGCCCTTCCACCTCATTAATGTGCAGCGTGTGCTCGAGGCGCGTCCTGTGGGCGATTTTGTGTGGAACACTTCCCCGTCAATCTCATACAGATTGCCCTCGAATGCGACCCTGTCGCCCTCCTGGATGTCCGCGTCGTAATTTGCCCGGAGCGTCCGTCTGTCAGTGATGCTTTCAGCGCGCCCTGCGAAGTCTCGCGAAGTTCCTGCAGCCGTCACCTGTACACGCTCCATTTCGTGGCTCGCCGCGTTATTCCAGTCTCGATATTCTGACCCGTTCCTCATCTCGAGCGGAGCCCGGATGATCGTCACGGTATCCCTGAAAAAACTAAGCCCCATGAGCACTCACCACCTTGTACGCCTCAAGCGCTGATTTCTGTGCTGCGGTAAGCCCCGCAGCGATACTGGAAGCACTCTGGGAGTAGCTGATGCTCACTCCGTCTGCGCTTTCTGATATGACTCCTGCTGATACAGACAGGACTCCGACTGTGATCGCCACCACAGCCTCTACGAGATCCGGGACCGCGTCAGCTTCATAGCCCGCCATGTATTCAGCCTCAATGCTGTCCCATTTCCCGCTCCATTTGTGCGGAAACGACCTTTTCAGGAGCCCGTCACGTCTCCATTCATAATCACCCGAAGACAGTTCTGAGCCGTCCTCAGTGATCTTCACGATCTCGCTCACGTATCCTGCCGGGAGCTTTGCGACGATTGCGCCGCCTTCCGGGTATGCCGTACACTTCACGGACGGGCAGATGTGCCATCCGCAGTAGTTGCGGATCGCCTGCGACGCAGCATAGAGGGCTGAATCCAGGCGCAGGTTGTCCGTGTACGCACAGTTCGTGATCTCGTGGAACCGTTCTAGTGAGACGATCGGTCCGAGGTCTTCCGCGTCATATCCCCACGGCGTCCTCATTTGTTCTTAGGCGCGCGGCGGGCTTTATTGGCGGGAGTTTTATTTGATTTGTCTTCCGGCTTCTTTTCGACAGCACCTTTAGGCTGTTCACCTTCTTCGTACTGCCATTCCTTGCCGTTGATGATATAGATCTTCAGCATGTCGCCGCCTTTCACTACAAAAACAGGGAGACGCCGAAGCGCCTCCCCTCATTGATCATTATTCTCAGGACGCCTTTGTCAGCTTCTTGAAGCCCGCAGGACGTCTTACTGCGAGAGCAAGTCTCTCCTCAGCGCGGATCGTCATCAGGTTCTTAACGAAGTCGTCTTCGTTGGTGTTGACTGCCTCAACGCTCACGCCGCCGTTCTGTACGACAGATGCGCAGGTCTTGTATGCACCGACCACGATCGTGCCCGCTGACACTGCAGGAGATACGCATACATTGATGCCCCAGAGATTGGGAACATTCTGAGCGCCGAAGAAGCCGCCGCCATAGTAGCGATCCTCGCCGTCCTTGGCGATGCGGAGTGCATACCAGTCTGCCGGGTTGATCAGAATCGCGTCAGCCGCGAAGCCGGAGCTGTTCTGTACGTCCATAGCAGCCTGCAGGATCGCGTCTGCGATATCGGACGCTGTAGCATTTGCAGCATATGTGCCGGCCTGAATTCCGGAAGTGGCGAGCAGGTCTGTGACCAGTTTGTTCTGCTCAACCAGGCCGAGCTCATAGAGCAGTCTGCCGTTGATCGCGGATGCCAGGAAAGGATAATCGTGGATATACTCGTCGGATTCCTTGATGTGGCAGGCGACCTTTGCAAGGCTTACGGTCTTAGGCGTGGGATCCGCGAAATGGATCTGAGGCTTCTCAGCGCCCTCAGCGGTCACTGCGGGAGCGCCCTGCATAGCGCCTTCCACCAGATAGACCAGTGTAGATCCAGAAATGTTCTCGGCTCCGAACAGGTCACGGACTACCAGCGGAACGCGAGCTGCTTCGACAACAGTCTTGTCGAATGTGGTTGCGAAGTCCACGGCTCCTGCGGGGCTGGTCTGTGTATCTGTCGCCGCCTTGAATGCGGGGATGTTGAGATCGAACTTCTTGCCGATCGTCTGCTTCTTAATTTCTTCTACAAAATTCTCGCCGAGTGTTCTGGGCATGGCTTTTTCCTCCACTTCTTTGTCGGCCTTCTCGACCTTGGGTGTCTCGAGGCCCTTCATGAGTGCCTCAGCTTCGTCTGCTGCCTTGATCTGCGCCTGTACAGTCTCGAGTTCTGTGATAGCGCCCTGGAGATCATCAGCAGATTTCTCGCCCGCCTCTACTGCGGACTTAACTTCTGCGAGTGTGGCCTTTGCCGCCTCGAATCTCTCTTTAAGAGTCATAATTAACCTCCTTTAAGAGCTTATTGGCGTGTTCCAGGAGATCCGCTTTCCTCTTCTGCTCCTCATCGTTGGCCGTATCCGGCTCCTCCGACTTGGCATCCGATTCGATCGGCTCTTCCTCTGTATCATCAAGCTCTCCAAGGACTCCCTGGAGGAGCGTGATTGCTTCTCTGATGGCGTCAGCGTCCTTTGCGCTGTTGCGCCTTCCGGCCTTAACACTTACCACCGATGTGTCCGCGTTTGCCGGATACATCACGAGGCTGACCTCGTGAATGTTCAGCTTCCGGAGTTCGTTTGCTTTTCGTCCGTCTTCCAGCGTAATCTCGCCCGCTTCGAGAACGTCATAAGCAAAGCTGAATTTACACAGCCTGCCGTCCTGAGCGAGCTGTCTCGCGCGCTGGGCCTCTTCTGTTCCGTCGAAGTCTGCCTCAAACTTGAGTCCGTGATCGTCCTCTGCGAGATCTGTGACCGTTCCGATGAATGCCTTCAGGTCCATCGCGGCATGATTCCACAGGAGCGGGATGTTCCGGCCCTCTTTCTTGAGTCTCGCAATACACTCAGCGAAGGCGCCTTTTGCTACGACATCGCCGTAACTGTCCGGCTCACGTGTCCATGTGGACGCATAACCGACGATCGCGCCGAGGTTGTCCGCCTTAATATCAAATGTTTTTGTCTTGATCATGATTAATCCCTCACTTCTACGACCAGGATGCAGTGGCAGTTCGCCACATCCTCGACGTCCAGGTTGTCAATGTCTCCCGGCCACATCGCGCCGTTGCTGAATGGCTCGTCGTACTGGACTGTCTCACCGTTCATTCGTGCATGCGCCGCGCGAGGATTTCCGGAAGTTGTCTCCCACGTCTTGAAGACGTTCTGCCCTCGTGCGCCGTTCTGCCTACATGCTTCCATTGACGACCACCCGATCAACGCTCCTGCAAATGCGAGTCCTGCACTTCCAGCCCGGTTCTCTTCAGCATTCTCGAAGACCCCTTCCGGAGTAGCTTTGAGCGCTTCGTCGTCCTCTTCAGCTTCGAGCGCTTCCTGGAGTTCCTTGTAGGTCGCCTGGTTGACCATTTCGGCCCTACGCTTGCACATTGCCTGGATAAATGCCTCTGTCCGGTCTTTGTCGTATTCGCCGTTATCGAACAACTTCCTGACCGTCTCTTTTCCGATCGCTGCGCTCATTGAATAGGCGGCCGCGAACAGATCTTCTGACAGTTCCTTGTTCCAGCGCTCTTCATCCCACCATTTCGCCGACTTGGCGCCGAGCTTCGACAGGACGCTCTTTTTCTGACGCTTGAAAAATTCCTTGTAGACGTCAGATAGCAGCTCTGCTTCCTCGTCTGTCGGTTTTCCTCTCGACTTGCGGGCTTCTGACTTCTTGAGGATCTTCTGAGGCGCTGCGTTGTAACGCTCCTCCGTAGGATCCGTGTCTCTCGGTGATGCAAGCCCGCCTGTCAGCACGTTCAGTGGAGTGATCAGATCGTCTCCGCCCTCGATAGCCGGAAGATCCAGCCGTGCTCTCGCCTCATTCCTTGACAGGAAAGGCGCTCCGACCGCGCTGGACAGTGTCGCGATCTTCTCTTCATAAGTCCCCTCGGTCTTGATCGTGATGTCATAGGCGATGTAATGGTTCCGCGGTTCTCCGACTCTCGGCAGGAGGACCATATTCAGACGGTCTGTCGCCTGCATCAGAGTAGGCGCAAGGCAGTCGTTATACAGCGCCCTCGCGTTATCCCTGGCGCTTGCGTATGTCTGACCGCTGCCCGGCCAGATCATTCCCGGATTGACATGGTAGACAGCCGCACAGTCTTCTCGAGACAGTTTCACCGATTCCGCCCACTGTGCGTCTTTGGAATTGAACTGAACCGTCTTGATCTCCATGCCATCTTCGAGGATCGGCATTCCGCCGCCCTCTCCTGCTTCCGATCCAGCCCAAGATGCCTTCCAGGTTTCTTTGAATCTGTTAAATGCCGCATCTGACCACGGCACCACATCCTTCGGCCGTGTCAGATAAGCATTGAACCTTCCGCCGCGATGCCACATCTGCCGTCTGAATTTGTTTGATTCAATCTGTTCATGCAGTGTTTCTTTCAGAGCTGAGATCCTGCTGTACTGCCTCATGGGATCCGTAGGATCGTACCCGTGGAACAGGATGAACTTGTTCGCAGGCACCTCGATCGGAGCCGTGCCCTGGTTCGTGCCTACCACAATGTATTCCGGCGCAAACGGAGAGGATCCTTTGTAGCTCTGGATCCACGCTGCCGGGATTGGTCTCAGCTCCCACCCGCTCTCTGTCTCCTTACTTGGGACGATCAGCGTCAGGAAGCGCTCATACAGGAGCAGATCCGCATACATCCAGCGCTTGAACTCATAGGCCGTCATATCCGGATTAGGCTGTGACAGTAAAAGAGCCGCGGGACTGTCGTGTACCCTCGGCCTGTCTGTGTCGCTCGCCCGCTCGTATACCTTGATCGGGATCTGCGCTGCGTTATCTGCTAAGAAACTTACTACTGCGCGGAGATTAGGCTGTGTCCGATACAGCTCGGCCGCATCCATGTTGGCGATGCTTACGCCATAATCCCCGCCATACACATATGTGATTTGTGGCCGGAAAAGGTTCCGGAGGCCGCTGAATATTGCCATATCTGCCCTCCTACACGACCAGCACGCCTCTCTCCTCGTAGATGCTGTCGTATAACTTCTGTTTACTCGTCACTGTCTGTGTCGCGGCTCCGAATGCCATTGTCACAGCTACCAGCGGCGAGATGTCTTCCATGCTCTTAGTGCGGTCCCATGCCCACGCACCGTCGCCCATGGGCCTCGTAACGGCGATATTCGCCGCGAGGTCTAGTGCAGGCTGGGTGATGTGATAAACGGGCACAGCGTCCGTCTCAGAGCTCTCATCGCATGCGGAAACGGCGTCATACAGACGTCCGCACCATCCGGCGACGTCCTTCCCGCAGCACTCAATGATCTCCACACCATCGATTGCCGCGATAGTATCCATCAGTGACGCGATCGGCGCGCCTTTGCTTTGGAGTGCGATCTTTATCCCTGCCGAATAGTTCGGCGCTGCCGTCTGCAGCCACTTCACGATCCAGCCGGAGCCTGTCCTGTACTCCGCAAGCTCTACGTGCCAAGCTCCGTCAGGACGTTTTCCACAGACCGCGATGCTTGTATGGAGTCTGTCGAACGCGGTATCTACACCGAACCACAGCGGAGAATCTTCCGCGATGGTGCTGTTCTCGTCCTTGCCCGCATCCCAGGAGCCAATCGGAAACGGCGGCGCCACTGTTGACGTTACCCACTGGCAGAGGCACTCAGTCTTGAACTCGTCCGGCGGATCCGTCGCGCAGGCACTCGCGAGAGAGCGCTCTGTCATGAAGCCATAGCCGAGGGACGGGTTTGCATGTGCCCAGCCGTCTCTGTCAGTGATCGGAACATTCGGTGGTGCGCTCCACTCAAAGATCGCGAGCGTGTCATCGTCGAACTCATCCAGCTCCTCATACTCGATCTGAGTATTGCCCGCTGCCTTGTTGATCCCATCAGGATCGCCGAGACGCTTGTGGGCTTTCATCCGGAGACTCCGCAGCACTACGCTCGTGCCGTCTCCGGCATTGCTCATGCACCACACGATCGCATTCGGCCTTGCCATCGTTGTCTTAGTGACTGCTGACCATGCGGAGAAGTCCTGATGCTCGCGAAGCTCGTCAAGCAGTACGAGGTCCCCGGACTTACCGCGCGCGCCCTTCCTGTTCGCCGCGGTTATCCGGTAACGCCTCCGGCCGGAGAGCGTCAGCGTCTTCCTTCCGCTCGACTTCTTGATGTCCTCAATCTCCCCGGCCAGGTCCTCATTGCTCTCAGCAATGTCTACGACGCCATCCCAAACTTCCTCAGCAGCGTCGAGGTTCGTCGATGTGCCGATGATCAGATTCACTCCCAGCGCATACAGGAAGAACAGCGAGAGCACTTCGCTCATCATTGTCTTGCCGTTCTGACGCGCGATCAGCACCACGATCGTCCTGAACCGGAAATACCATTCGCCATCGAGGCTGCCTATGATCTCGAGCGCATGGATAAACAGCCATTTCTCCCAAGGGAGCAGCTCCACCTCCATCACGTCGTGCGCGAAGTCAATGACAGCGAAGCCCAGCGTCGTCTCCGGAGTCAGTTCGCGGAGCGGCGGAGTAAATACACGCGGCTCAGTATATCCTTTACGCATCCTTTACTACCTTGAGGCTCCCGTATTTGTTCCGGTAATTTGTGAGAGGCGATCCGATGCCAGTCGTCTTCTCCCTTGCCTTGCCTCCGCCCTGCTGAGCCGCGATCGCGCGGAGCGTGGCCTGATACGTCTTCATCAGCTTTTCGTAGGCCGTCCATTCCGGGTTCTCTTTGGTGCCGATCTGCCCGCCGCCGTTGTCATACTCCACAACAAAGGGCTGATCGCTGAGCGCTTTCTTCTGTTTTCTCAGTGTTGACCGCATGAAAGCAGCCTGTGCTTCCAGTGCGGACAAATTAACATCCTTTGCCATTTGGTACACCCACCTTAAAATCTGTTACGCGCGAAAACATGGTGCGGCGGATAAATCTGGCGAGCCACGTATTCCTTAAGATTTTGACTCCCCTACCGCCCAGTTCCGCGTTCTTTTGCCGAGGTTATTGATACCTGCCCTACTCCCGCGTGCCCGGTTGCATTTCTTATGCGAAGGCTGCACGTTCTCAGGAAGCAGCGCGTACTCCGGGTGAGTACCGACGGGTACACGGTGGTCGGGCTCGTAGCTGTCGTCAGTGGTCGACGGATTTACTGTATAGTCTATCGGCTGGCCACAGTGGACACAGACAGCGTGTCGTTCCTTGTCGCGCCTGAAACACTGGAGCCTCAGCCGCTTCCATGCCGGGCTCCATCTCGGATCGCCCATGTCCTCACCTCCAAACAAAAGCGGGCCCATGAAGGCCCGCGGTGCTATGGCTTGTATAGCGCTATCGGCATGCGCTGAAAGAGCGCCGCCCCGATGGAGGAGACGACGCCCGATGAAAAAGGAGAATAAAATGTCCTTGCTGCTATTGATATAGTTTGCCCAATCGGGATTACTCCCTAGCCCCAAAGGGCTAGAGTAATAATACCAAACAGGTACCATGAAATACAATGTAACGGAATACTAATCCATCGGGAAGTGTCTCAACGCTCGACCATGGATGAAATAGACATTCCGCTCTGTAGTATCGAGAGCATCAGCGATCGCTGTCCATGTCATACCGTCGATGTAGCGGTACCGCAGGAGCTCGCGTTCCTTCTGGTTTTCCATCCTGTCCACTCTCATGTAGATGTCCACCTCGATACCTCTCAGCCTTGTGTACTTGCTAATCATGTAGTCCGTCAGCTCGTCCATCTTCACGATGTAGTCGGACAGGTCGTGCTCAGAGTTGTGCGCCTTCGGCATATCAGAGTAATTGATCGCAGACGGTGCAGCATACTTGAGACGGATCTGCGCCATGCGCCTGTCGATGTCCTCAATCTCACGCTGTATGTGTCTGTACTGTTGCAGATATTCTTTTGCTGTCATCAATCACTCCTACACAATATGTCGTTTCACTTCTCGGGCACCTGTCCGGGCAGATGTCCCTGTCGTCACAGTCCAGGCAGCATGGCGCCGGATTGTGCGGTTCGTTAATGTTACAGTCGTTAATCAAACATAATCTCATTGTTCGCCCTCTTATGCTGCATATCTCTCATAAGCGGCTCTAAGCTGTGCGTCGTCAGTACAGATGTATCCCAGTGTCGTCTGGATATTACTGTGCCCCATGAGCCTTTGGATCTCGTGGACATCCATGCCGCGCTTATACAGGTTGGTCGCAAACGTTCTGCGGAATCTGTGCGGATGGACATTAGAAATCCCAGCGGCCTTTCCGAGTCTGCGCATCATGTCCTGGATTCCAGGACACGTATAGCGCCCGCCTTTCTGTGTTCTGAACAATTCAACACTGGAATCTTTGCGTGTGGACAGATACCGCTCAAGATGCTCTGCCGCCACATCTGATATATAAACGATACGGTCCTTGCCGCCCTTGCCGTTACGCACAAGCAGTGTTCTGTTCCGCATGTTCACATCGCCTATGTCCAGATTAGTCAGCTCCTCGCATCTCACGCCGGAAGACAGCAGCACCTCAATGATTGCTCGCCTTTTGGGCGTCTTGCACGCCGATCTCAGTTTGTCAATCTCGACATCATTGAAAGGGAGACGCCGCACCTTCTCGCACTTGATTGCCCTTACCTTGTCGCATGGATTCTTTTCGATAAGATCCTCCGACTGCAGCCACTTAAAGAACGCCGAAATATATGCCCTCTGATTATCAACATGGCTGTTCTTTGCGCCGTTTAATTTAAGCTGACCCAGGAACAGCCTGATGTCATTTGTTGTCATATCCGTAAAAGTCTTATTTTCTCCGAGCTTACGACAGGTCCACATGTATTGTTTGATAGTTTTTTCAGACCTGCCATCGAGCGCCAGGCACGCACTGTATCTTCTCAGGATCCTGTCGTTGATGTCCTGCGACCTCTCCGCCAGCTGCGTGCTCTTCTCTGAGACATCATACTCGCCGAGGCACGATATGACGCAGGTCATCACCCGATCCATATCGATCTCGGGATACATCTCAGATAACTTTATCTCAATATCCCTGATCAATCTTTCCTTCACAGTGCTATTCTTTCCCCTCTCGGTTCAGTTCATCGGCCATCTCCCGCGCCCACGGTTCGCAGTCAGAATATCCTATGCGTTCCCCGGTCTGCTTGTTGACTACTATGTACTCAGGCCCGTCCGGGCCCATCTCACTGATCACTGTCCACATTGTGTGCCCTCAAGAATAATGCGATTGTAAACATTGATACCAGTGCGCCGAACCATGCACCGGCGAGGAATGTGATGATGGTGTCAATCATGCTTGGTCTCCTCTACTGTACGAATCTGAGACGGATAGACGTTGATTGTACAGTCACGGCAGTTCTTGATCGTCACTTGTGCAGGAAAACCATCATAGGCATCTGCGAGCATTTCAATCTGTTCAGTTGCTTCTTCAATGCCTTCTGTCTCGAATTCGATTTTGTAATTGCTACTAATGTCATTCATGCTTTCATTTCCTCCAGTATCTTGTTGATATCAAAGTGTCTGCCGGTCTTTGTAAACTTGCTTATATCGCTATAGCTTCCGACCGCCCCACTCGAATCCATGAGCATAAGACCATCGTCATCTATTTTTACAACCACCGCCGTCCATTTTCTTTTGCTTCTGACTTCATCCCCGACCTTTATCTCATCATCTGCCTTCTGCTTCTCTTCGTAGGCTTTCAGTTTTTCAATAGCTTCGGATGCAGTGATTTTCCCAAATAAATCGTTTTTGTATTCATCGAACACTTCCCAATATGGCGGGTCTGGCATTTCTACAATCTTCCTTGCCGCCTCCCATGCATCGTCAAGTCCTCTCTGATACTCGGAATTGCGCTCTGATTCTAACAAATCAAATGCTTTCTTGCCCTCTTCCTTTGGTGGATTCTCTTTCAGAAACTTCCGTACGTTCTCCGCACTGAATAATGATTCTGTCGTTTCGTTCTTCTCTTCAAGGAACTTCCACACATATTCCCCTATTACCAAGCCGCCGAAGAAATTAACGCCCGCTACCAGTGAAAGAAGTAAATCACTCATTCCGTCACCTCTTCATTTGAGTTCCCCAATGTATCCCGTTTCGGCGTCACCTTCTTCTGTGTACCAGTGCCCACATTTTGCGATAAATGCATCAGCATCAATTAATCTCATTCCATTCTCCTCTCTCCATAAGCGCAAAATTGATAGTCGAATTCATGCCCCTGTGCTTTTCCTCTAAACTCGGCAATGGGACAGGCTTTGTCTTTCCATATCCAATCATATGTGCCGTCTGATTTTTCCACGTAGTCACCGATTCTCTTGTTGTGCTTGCGGCAGTCCTTGCAGTAGATGATTTTCGGCTCTGCGGGCGGGATTGGCTCAATCATCTGGATCGACTCAACTGCGTTCTCTTTGTATACCCACGGTTCGCCGCACGAGTCCTCTCCTCCACAGTAGCATTCGTCAATCGCCTTGATCGCCGCCTTACGGCTGATTAAGTCCGTGCCAACCTCTGCCAAGTTCGTGCCAACCTCCGCGGCTTTATATAACTCTGACGGTGGCTCATCACTCGTCATTAGATGTTTTCTGTAACTCATCTTTTGCCTCTACTCCCTCCATCAGCTCTTCCATCGTCACGCCCAGGACCCTGCTCACCCTCAGCAGCCCGTATGCGGTGATCTGCCGCCTTCCGTTCACCCAGTTACTCATGGTACAGTCGCTGACGCCGATCCGGTCGGCGAGGATCCCAAGCGTGAGGCCCTTGCGTTTGCACAGGTGCTTGATATTATCGCCTGTCGCGTGAATGTTCATGTTTCTTCCTTCCTGCCTCTGTGGCTATCTTCGCCACGAGGACCGCAGTGTCGAACAGTTCCGGGGCTCCTGCGTGCCGGAGCCCCATGTGGTTGAGCCTCGCGTTCACTGACTTGTCGATCAGCGCCAGGTTGCTGATGTCAGTGTTCATCCTGTCCCCGTCACGGAAGACCACGAGGCCGCCTTCCGGTATAGGACCGTTGTGTTCCTCCCAGATGAGCCGGTGCTTCTGCTTCCACACGTTCGGCTCTGCCAGCTTCACCCACAGGTAGCCGTCGTCCTTGACGAGCTCCGTGCCGATCGGCAGCGCGTTGTGCGGGCGGTTGCCCTTTTTGAACTGGGTCTCAGCCATCCGTCCGCATGTCGGAGGGTGCGTACCCTTGTTATGCGGGACCTGCCCCTTCTTGAACCTCGTGTCGATCCCTGACTGGATCCCGTGGTTCTTCTTGTAGGTGTATACCTGCCGCGCGCTGATCGTGCCCTGACCGTACCAGGCGTTTACCATTTCGGCGATCTCGGCGGAGCTCCTTCCCGGCGCTATGCCCCGGATGAAGTCCTCCATGCCGTCCGGGAACTTGCTCCTGCCGGGCTGCCCTTTCCGCGGGAGCGCGCGGATCCCGTGGTTCTTGAAGAGCGCCCGCGCCTGCTGGTACGTGACCGTCCGTCCGAACCTCTCCGTGATCAGCTCCGCGGTCTCCGCGACGGTGTGCGTCGGGCCGACCTGCCTGGCGTAGTCTATGATCTCCTGCGGGTACGCGTTATGCTTACCCATTGGTCATCTCCAGCACGGGCTTCTTGGCGTCGCCTCCATACTCAGCCGCGTACTGGCAGGCCTTCAGCGACAGGTTCCCGTTCTGTATGATCTGCGAGGCGATGTTCGTGATCGCCTTGCTCCTCGTGATCTCCTTCTCGAAAGCAGCCTCGTCCTTCATGGCTTCGTCGTCCTGGAGACGCTCCAGCTGCTCGAACAGCGCATTGTTAAGATCACTAAGTGTATTTCTCATCGCTTCCTCCGTTTTCATCCCATCTTTCCAGCAGCTCCATAAACATGTCGGCCTTTTCCTTAGACAGGAACGTTGCGAACAGCCGCCTCTGGTTTCCCTCCTGGACGTACAGGGCAGGCTGCTTAAACGCCCCAAACGTGGTGACGCCGATCTCCATGTTAAGATCTGAATTTCTCAGGCGTGCCATAATTCCCTCCAGTACTTGTGGAGCCTGGCGTTAGGCTTCAGGTATTCGTCACACTTCCGGAAGTCCTCTTCCGTCCCGTATCTCCGGATCAGCTTCAGCAGCTTCTTCGCCCGGGGGATCGGTACGGACACGACCTTGTCGTCGAAGTCTGTGCCGTCCGGCTTCTTCCGGTTCTTCCTTACTCCGGCAGACGCCGCCAGCTCCTTGAGGTCGACGGTCATGTGCCAGACATGACCGACGGCTTCGCTGTTAAATATCCTTATGATGTGATCATCCATTGAATTTTCCTCACTTTCTGTTCACCGTGTTCACCGGGAATCCTTTATTTATGGGCTTTTCCGGGATCGCAACGGTGAACAAAAATTTTTCATACTCTTATACGTAATTTTTATTAGAAGTTATAACTTCTTACTTTCCGGGGAAATTTATATGTTTATGTTCACCTGTTCACCTTGTTCACCTTTAAGAAAAAAATAAGTAAATATAAGGGTTTTAAGGGTTTCTGAGGTGAACAAAACGCATTTTCATTTTGTTCACCTTTTGTTCACCCGGTCAGTGTTTCAGCACCTGGTCGGTCTCTGACTGCCGGAGATAAACCCTCCTTGTCTTGCCTGACATCTTTGATCTGCCGAGCCCGATCCCGTAGAGTTCCCACACCGCTGCCAGGAAATTCTTGCTGGAGAACTTGCCTCCTTCCGAATCCCATTTGTAGAATTCGTCTCTCATTTCCGTTACCGACCTGCCCACTATCTCCGTGTCCGGTTCCAGGTCGCGGGCAAACTGCAGCGACTGGTTGTTATTCTCGTGGTACTGCTCGTTGTAATCGTTCACGACTTTGCATTCTGTCCATCTGCCGTTCCTGTACAAGCGGACGTACCCCTCGACGATCAGGGCGATCCAGTACTCGAGAGCCTCTTTTGAAGTCACTTTTGTGATAAAATACGGATCGGGCTTTTCGACTTTGTTGAACATCGGAAGCCACACGATACGGCGCTTGTAAGCATATCCCTTCTCGAATGACTTGATGTCTGAGTTGGTCGTGAAATACAATTTGACCGTGAAGGTCGTCGGCATAGATTCCGCATACATGTGCCGGGTTTCGACGGTATCCGCAGTGCTGATGTTTTTGAGGATCTTCAGCTCTGCGTTGTTGATCGCTTCCGGTTCGATGTCGTCGCCCAGGTTTGCGAGCTTGCCGATCATGGTGACTTTGAAGCGGTCGTCTACCAGCTGTTTGATGCTGAGGTTTGTACAGTTCCTGTTGTTGTAAATCCTCTGCATGATCTGCAGTAGTGTCCCCTTGCCGTTTGCTCCGTCTCCTCTGAACATGAAGAACTTGCCCAGGGAGCGGATCCGCTCAGGGTCTGTTATCATGACGTACCCGATGACCTCCATCAGCAGATTTCTGTAATCGGGATCCTTGCCGGTGAGGTTGTCAATATATTCGTCGACCTTTTCCACCGGCGCGGCGTCCTTCTTATATTCAATGTCGATGAAGTAAGGCGTGAATTCCTTGTATTCCTTCATCGGTATAAATTCGCCCTTCCGCAGGATCCCGTTTCTGAAGCGGATCGGGAAGACCGTCCTCTCATTGACGTACGGGGACCTGTACCTGATCTGCTTTATCACTTCGTCTACGAACCGGGTAGTTTCGCCCTCACAGAGGGCGTACACCTTCCGGATCAGACGCTGGTCCTTGTCGTCGGTGACGAATTCGCCGTTTTTATACCACCAAATCCTCCCGGAATAGACTGTCGTGTGGTATTCGGTGATGATCTGCGTGGCAATCGCCGATTCCTGCTTCTGGTCGTCGGTGTTGACTTCCATGTCCCGCAGGATCCCTTCGAGCTCTGTATCCGGCAGCGGTTCTGTGAAGACGTGATAATTGATAAAAGAGATGATCCTTTCCACGTCCGGCGCCGAATTCTTCACGAGTGCGATCCTGTGGGCGAAGAGCTGCTTGTTGCGTCCCTCGCCTTCTGATAAAGAGGTGAGGTCTGTATATTTAGGTCTGTTGTCTACCTTGAAGATCGCCGGGAGATACATCTGCTTTTCCATGTTATCTATCTTCCTGGCTACTCCGTTTCTTTTAACTGTCATGCCTTCCGGATTAGACGATTGAGTGTGCTGTTCTATCTCGAATCCCAGTCTGCAGATCCCGTCTTTCCGCCGTGTCATCCATGAGGGCTTCTTAAACCATAAGTGAACCCCTCTGTCTGTCCAGACTGTCCGGGTCTGCAGCCCGAATTCTGCGATCATAGCCTTGATTGCTTCTTTTGGTAAGTGATCGATGTCTATCACGACATCCTCATTAGTCAGCAGAAGGCCGCAGTCCTCGAAAGTGTCCATGGATTCGGAAGTATCCCGGTTTTTCCCGGCGTGCTTTGTGCCGGGTACATATTCAACGAACATTAAGGCCATCCTTTCAGTTTTTCCGTCACAAGTTTGTAGTAATATTCCCGGTCGACGATCTCCCTGAAGTTGCTGAGTTTGTGAACATCGTCGTTCCACAGATACATGACCTCAGGGACATCGGGGAAGTTCACCTGTCCGCCGTCCTGCCGTATCTTGTACAGTTTGGTCGTCGGGATCTCAGGAACGTCGAGCGCCGCGAATACGCGGTTTACTTTGTTCTGCCATTCTCCCGTTTTGTCCTGTACGCCCAGGTAAGTGCCCCCGGCCTTCAGTATGAACTGCCACAGCATCTGGTCATCCATGTGGGCGTCGAACGTGTCCAGCGGATGTACTCCGTTCACCAGTTTCTCAACCAGTGCGATCTGTACGATCCGGGCTGAGTTATTCGAAAACCACTTATTCACCTCGTACTTGTTGACGTCTCCGCCTTTGACGGTGATCTCCCCATCAGGGCCTACGGCTATGTAGTTGTTGACGTCCCTCTGTATCCAGTGGGAATAGTAGTCCGTTTCCAGTTTGTAGCCTTCGAATTCCTTTTCCCATTCAGAACAGATCTGTTCATCCCTGTCATTGAGCTCCGGGTTGCTGTCGTAAACGACGCCGTCGGTATTCGCGTTGATGATCTTGTAACCTGCCTCATATAGATCGCGGCAGAGGGAGAACAGAGCAATCTGCCCGTATATGCAGACCGTAGCCGATGCCATAGGATTGCAGAGTTTCGAATATCTGTTTTTGAAGTTTCCGTATACGGAGTTGAGTATCAGCTTCAGCGCCCCGGCCTTCACTGGGTCCGTGTGTTTGATGGATACTCTCTCGAGACGCATCTGGTCATACTTCTCTGTAGCAGGACCGAGGGCGTTGAGCCGGACGATGGAAGACGGATACATGGAAGCTACGTCCTTGTGCTTGACGTTCGTCCATCTGCCCGGTTTGGAAGGAGCTCCATGAAGCCCGCCCATACCAAACACGAAACTGCACTCGCATGCCTTTACTGTTTTGCTCTTGCCCTTTCCGTTTACGTTCTCGCCGGTCGTACACATCTCCCACAGGTCCCACACTGATTCCGGTATACCCCTGACGTTGCGCCAGTATTTCTCCGGAACTCTGTGCTTCTGCCATACCGGGAGACTTTCGTCTCCCAGCAGGGCATTGGCTGCCAGTGTCGTAGTGTTCCACCTGTATGCCGATTCCGATCTATCCGGAAGCATCTGCAGCAGTCCGTTTTTCGTCTCGAAATATGATTTCTTCCTAAGCTTGTAGACCTCGATCGTTGCCCGGACGTCGTGACGGCAGTATTCTAATGTTTCCTGCCTTTCCTCATCCGTCAGAGGGCGATCGATGTCGAAGGGTACAGAAGATTCAATGATCGACATTCCCATGTTCCCCTCGATCTGCTTCAGAGAAGGGTGTGAAACGTCGATCTGCTGCATGGTATCAAGTGAGTGGATCAGTTCGCTGATCTTACAGGAGTACTTGCCTGCGATGATCGTGTTGTTTATCGCCTTGAGAGTCCATGGCATGTTTCTCGCTTCGTTGAGCATCGCAGTGAGGATGTGATCGTCATAGTTGTAGTTGTTGTATCCGACCAGTGTCTTTCCGGTGATCACTTCCGGGATCTTTTCGAACCCGGAAGGATCATCGATCAGCTCTCTCCCGCGAGTGTTCCAGAAGTGTGCTATTTCCTCTCCGTCGATATTCATGAATACGACGAGCGCGTCGTATTCAAAAACCTCAATATCGTAAAAGATGAGATCGTTCATATCACTTTTCCTTAGGGAATTTTTTGATGTCTCCGTAGAAGTTGTTGCCGAAAGCGCTCTTAACCTCGACCATGAGCGGGTGCCCGATCAGTGCGTCCTTATTGGATACAGGGACGTGGAATTTCTCCTCAAAGCGCCTGTACTGCTGCTCCTTCTTGACCGGATCCTGATACCATTCCTTCGTCGCCTGGAAGTAAGTGCCGAAGGTCATCTTGCTCTCGTAGGTCTTGCCCTCATATTCGTAGCGGATCTTTATGAAGTAGTCGTCGACGATGATCTCCTTGACCTCCGTCTGAATGATCATGCCCTGCATGTCCTTCGTGAACTTCTCGATCTGCTCGACCTCCCACAGGGAGTTAAAGTTGTCATAGCAGTAGACGTCCATTTTCTTTCCGGTGCATTCGCCGAGATCCATGAATCCGCAGTTAAAGTAGTTGTCGCACCACTGGTCGACCTTGTCGGACTTTTCCTTGTCGTCGACGTACTTGTTATCGCGATATACCTGCTTGTTGAAATTAACGACCCTGACCTGCTTGCGCTCCCTGTCCAGGAATGTCATCACGGCCTTCTTGCCGCTGTTCTCATATTCCACGCTTACCAGTTCCAGTTCTTTTCTGAGTTCCATTTTGATTCCCTTTCTTAATATGTGATGAATTTGATGTTATTCCTTCTGAGAAGGTCTTCGGTCTTGCTGATGTCGTCGCCGTATACGACGAATGTCTGAGACATTTCCTCAAGATCCTCGTCCTTGAGCCCGTGCATGGTATCGAGGAAGTCCTCCCTCTGCTGGACCTGTTTAATGGCAGCGGCCATATCTCCAGTGTAGGAATAGGCCTCGAGATAATCGTCGCCCATATCCCTGAGCGTCCCGATCTCTGTCAGCGTCTTCTGCAGCCACGCCGTCATCTCTGCCTCGATCGACTTCATGGAAGTCGACTTGTTCAGATGCTTAGGCGTCAACCAGCGATCGAAAGCATTCGGAAGGACCGTGTTCAGGAGGTCGTAGTCGTAGGCCGGGATCCGCTTGAGCCACAGCTCATAGATGGCTGCCTTTTTCTTCTGCCGCTCCGCTTCCTCCATGTCTTTGACTTTCGCCCGGATCTCCTTGTCAGCGTCGTCGATGATCCCGACGATCTCCTTCGCCTGAGCCTCGAAGGTCGTGTAGTTCCTGAGGATCTCCTTCTTCATGTCGATCCGCGCCCTGTTCAGCTTGTCCGTCAGCTTGCGGGCCTTTGCCAGCGTGGCCTTTGTCTCCTTGATGTTCTCTTCGGTGGCTTCCATGCCGTAGATGTACTCCGCCACCGCGTAGGCCTTCTCTTTGTATTCTTCGTATGCAGGGAAATTTACCTGCGGTACTTCATAAGTAACGTCGTTCTCTCTCTCGATAATTTCCAAATTGAATTCGCTCATTAATAAAACCTCTTCGATTGATGTAGCTCGACCAGTACGCTGTTCTCGTCTCTACGGTGCAGGAAGTAGAATTCCTTGCATTTCTGTGTAGACAGATGCCGGGTAACTGACAGATACGGGTCGTAGCCGTGTCTTTTGTATTTCTTCGATTGTTCCCTTAATTTCCTCTCGTCGAAGTTGCTTTCCAGGAATACATAGTCGAGTGGGATGTCCTTCGGCAGCCTGACCTTTGCCGTGTCCGTCATGTACAGGATGTTCAGCTTTTTCATCTGTATAATGTATCCTGTCACCGGAACGTCGTGGACTCCCTCGAAAGGGATTACTGTCCTTCTGCCCCTCAGCTTGAAGGGCCTGGAACCGACCACGTTGTCGACATCGTACTGGTAAGCAACATCAGCGTTTGCAAATATACTGATCATCGGAAACTCCTTCCGGATCCTCTCGAACGTCGCCGGCTTTACATGGTCGCTGTGGGCGTGCGTGATCAGAAGTGTGTCGACCTTGTAAAGGTCGTCTTTCATGTGACTGAATGGCACGCCGCAGTCGAACATGATATTCTCGATCCGCACCGCGTTCCCGCTGGATCCTGTCCCGATGATGTTATAATCAATCGTCTCCGATCACCTCCCTTACTTTTTCCATTTCTTCCTCTGTGGGTTCTCCCTCAATGTCCTTCCGGAGATCGTACAGATGGAGCCAGATGTATTTGATGTCCTTGCACGCCTTGTAAAACAACTCGGCATATCCGATAGTGAGAGCTTCCCTGGACATCGGGGAAAGGTCCTCGTGCATCGTTCTTTCCATGTCCTTGACAATGAGCTCGACGTTGTCGATCTTGATCGCCTCGTCCATGATGCTGCTGATCCTTGTCCTGATTTCTTCTTTTGTCATCTTGTTCCTTTCCGTGATATAATCACTATGTACATATATTTGTTACCTCGGCCCCTGTGGGAGTTGCCGCTCCCTGTGGGGCCGTTTCAGTCGTCCCCTCTGGTTATCGCCGCGGCGCAGGCGACGATCACCACCATCGCAACCACAAAAACCATCAGCGCCCCCTTACTGTTGAAGATGTTGTCGATCGTGCTCCCGGCTGTCAGCCACGCGGTGAAAAATCCTATTCGCTTCATCTCTTCTCTCCTTTTCCCGTCTGTACATCAGGTGGCAGGCTGTCAGCTTCCGCCCCAGCGTGTCCGCGATCTCTCCCCAGGTCTTTCCCCTGGCACGCAGCGCGAACATTCTCTCGATGTCTTCCTCCGGCCACAGTCCCCTGTCCTGTCTTGACTCCAGAACGCCCTCGTCGATCAGCCGCTGCACTTTGGACGTGACTGAGTTTTTCGTCACGCCGATCCGGGCCGCAATGTCCGAATAGGGAAGGCCCTGCCGGTGCAGCTCTATCAGCCTGTCCGTCGCTTCATCCGTCCAGGAGCAGCAGTTTGACTTCTTCGCCGTTGTCCTGCGCCTCTTTTTCGGTTCCGGCACTAACTTGGCGCCGTACTCCGCGAAGCGGCCGACCACCTGCACGACTCTGGCGCGGCTGTATCCGGTCTCGTCCGAGATCTCTGACGCGGTCCTTCCCGCGCGGGCCAGGTCGAGGATGATCTTGATCTCCCTCTCGGCTTGCGCCGCGATCGAGTCGCTATGTTTCGGCGGGATCTGCAGCTCCACTGGCGTCGTTGGGATCTGCCTCTCGTAGATCATTTTCCCGTATCCCTCGAAACGGTTGTTCCTGACTGTCTTCGTCGCCGCCGGCGGCGCCGGCGGCAGCTTCCGTTTTATTGAGCATTTCGATGTCATGTCTGATTCTCTTCCTGTACTGTTTTTCTGTTTCAAATTCCGCGCACCGTCCACGCTGCTCGAAGCAGCTGTCATGATGACGGCATTTTTCGCAGGCGCTCACCCGAGTGCTCTGACCAGTGCGACGATCTGCGCATCCGTCAGCCTCCTGATCCGGCAGATTCGTGCAAAGATCCTGAGCGATGCCGGGAGATTGCCGGAGCGCCACTCCCTCAGCGTCGACGGTGCGCACCCGACCAGCTCCGCGAGCTTATTGGTGTTTACTCGGTCGATGCCATCGCCGAAAAGGATCCTAGAGATCATAGCCCTCACCTTCTTCCGGGAATACGTCATCATCTATGATTCCGATGTTCCAGATGACCGCATCGGCGACATCGTCCTGTTCCTTGATCGGGTCGATGATGTCGCAAAGAGCAGTCCCTAACGCCGTCACCATGTACCGCCCTTTTACTGTGGTTCTTTTCTCTTCTATGTGTCCGTCTTTGTATTTGACGGCATAGCAAATGAGCCATTCTTTCCAATTCTTCATATATCCTCCTCTCATAAAAACGCTTCTTGTGGCATTGCTCTTATCATCTCATCCAGCTTTGAGTACGCTTCGGATCTCCAGCAGAACTGAAAGCCGCTCGTTTCCTCATCTGCCCTTGTATAAAGCGCATTGATCTCTTTTACTGCCATAAGGTGCGCCGCGTTCTGCTCCCGGACTATATCCAGCGATGCCTCCAGGCAATCGTATCTGTACTGCAGCGCACAATACGAAACAAGGATCCTCATGCATCTTTGGAAGAACTCAAGCAGCTTGTCCTTAGTCAGATCTTTTTTAAGCTTTTCGTGCGCGGCTTCTATCGCGCTCTCTTTCTCGTAAGAGGATTCCAATCCAAAGTAGTCGTGCTCGTATGTGTCATATCCGGCAAGATGACCGGTACGGTCTTCCAGCACCATAAAGAGGTTGAAATACTCCTCAAGATAATCCGACCATTCCCAATTGCTGAGATCGTCAAGAAACTGGTCGCATTCAGCAGAAAGATCAGAGAACATCATCCGGAATTCGGCCGCTTCATCTTCATCTCCGAGGAGCTCACCGAGGAGCGTTTCCGGATCTTCGCTGTCATCAAAAAAGTATCTGATGTCATCACACACGCTCTGCATCTCCCACAGGTTCTCCTTTATGGTTTCCAGGTTCATCTGTGTGGCTATCGGCTTCTTATATCTGAGGTTCCTTGCCTTTTTTGCTCTCAATTCCTGTTTCGTCATTACTCATCATCCTTTTTCAGCAGTGCATCCACTGTCGTGTGGAGTGCGTCAGCTACGGCCTTAACCTTCAGTACACTGGGAATGTTCTTGTCCCATTTGCAAATACTGCCTCTGGGAAAGCCAAGCTCCTCCTCCAGACCCATCACGCTCTTGCCCTGGTCTCTGCAAAGATTCTGGATCTTCTGGTAAATGTTCATCGTCTCACCTCACTTTCCGTGAAATATTCAGTATATTTGACGCATCGTATTGACGTATTACGTAAAATTTTATATAATGAGATTGGTGTAACAATTATATAA